TCGCCTATACCTGTGATAGTGAAGCCAGAAGTTTGTAATACATCATCAAAATATATAAACAAATGCTCTGCGCTGTAAGTTAAGAAGTTATAAGCAAACGTATCAACTGAGCCGTTACCTATATAACTTATCGTACTGTTCGTGTTTTCTACTGTCATGCTTATAGTCCTATTTAATTTTATCAGGCATTATTTGTGCGATTGCTTTTTCTACTTCATCGTAACCGTGACGCAATATAAAATGATTCTGTAATGGCATAAGCCGTCTAGCTGCTTTTGCTTTTTGCTCGCTTGTTGTTAGTGTGCTTAACGGGTTCGCTTGTTTTATGTAGTTCGCTGTTCCGTATGAAGGCCCTAATTGAGAGCCTATTTCACCCCTCGAAACAAACTTTCTATCTTTAGCCATTACCCCTGTAGGATCAATACCTGTCCATGCGTATTGTCTACGGTGAATTTCACCTAAATAGCCCATTAAGCCTGTATGGTTTATAGCATTCCACACTTTATCTTTGCCACTGTCATCGCTAATATCTCTATCCATAGATGCCGATTTTAACTCATAAGCTGCATAACCTAACATCATATGAGTTACTATCTCCATAGTTGAGCGGACAGAAGACTCCTGAAGTAATGGTAACATTATACGGTTAGTTGCTGCCATAGCAAAGGATTGAAATTGGAATAGGATTTTGGCATATTCCCTATCAAACATAACGGGCAAATCACCAGCGCCAGGGGTTGTGACTAAAAAGTTACTTTCCTTTATAGCTGCCGCCTCTATCGCTTCTCGCGTTGTTACATCGATATCCCACATATCTAAGTTTAAATCGTAAAGGCCACCTGTTTTGGTAGAATGTAACTTAGCTTGCTTTGCCATTTCTCCTTGCATTTGCTCATCAAAACCCAGGCTTCTTAACTTGGCTTTATCATTACCTTTTATTAGAGCGCTTGTTAATCTATCCCCGTACAAGCTACCCGCAATACCTTTGCCAAAACTATTCCAATGCTGAAAACCTGTAAGCTGTAATGATTTAGTGGCAATAGCTGATGCGTACTTATCCATTGGGGTTGCTGAGAATTGATCATCAACCATAGTTATTTCTTTTATTCGTATAGATTGTGTTTTCTCAATGGCTTGTGATAATGCACTCATTTGATCTTTAGATATACCACTCAGCCTTATTGATTTAGCGTTAAAGTTTTTAGCAAATGCCTTTACATACTTAGAAGACATTGTATAGGCTAGCTGCCTTGCGACATCCGGAATAGAAGACACCAAAACATTACCAAGCATAGAGGCAACATTGAAAGCCCTTGTACTTCTTAACGCACTTACTGCCATTCTTTCGGTTCTACCCTTAGCGCTTGGCGGTGGTGTCTCATTCATTAAGCGTTGCGCCATTGCTGTTAAGTCGTCAACCTGGCTAGCTAACTTATCTGATTTCTTTTTTAGTGCTTTTTGTGCTTTTAAAGCGTTAGCGCCTTTTGCAATATCGCTGGTCGTCTTTCTTGACTCGGCAATAATATCAGCATTCAATCTTTCTTTTAGCTCGCCTAATTTGTAAGTACCAAACCTTTCAGCCATCCTAGCTTTCGGGGCCATTGAGCGCATGTAACCATCCATTAAAGAGCGCCAATCTATAACAAGAAAGCCTCCGTCACTAAGGTAGCTATCCTTAATATCAACTCTTTGTTTTGTCTGTGTGGGTATCTTGCTGTTATTGGTATTGAAGTTCAAATCACCTACAGTTAAGTTAATGTCACGCTCGTATATCTCTGCTGCTATCGCCTCCCACTCTGCATCGGTTTTTTGTGGTGGTACTGGTAAGCCTTCTTCTATGGCTTGAGCCTCATACCTTACCGCTCTATCTTTCAAACCGTCAATCCATGCTTGTTGATAGCCTTTTGGGTCATTCCTTACAGCGTTTATATCTTTTCGCCTAGTCATGTAACTTGCTGCTGTAGTGGTCTTTATTGGTACGGGATTGCCGTCAACATCAAGGGTGAATGTCCCCTCAACCTCTGCCGCTGCTGCTCTATTCCATACATCATCAATATGGACTCGTAATTCTCTTGCTGCTTGTTGTACTAAAGCATTGCCTGATACATCACCGTTACGCATAGCACCAGCTAATTGAGAGTTAAAGTCGTCTACTGTTCCTCCATCTTTTACAAACTGCGATTCTAGTTTAGCGACTTTCTGTTCTGATATTCCGAACTTTGCGTAGTCGAGATTAATCAAGCTTTCAACAGTTGTTGCCTGTGTAGGGTCATCCTCTAATCTAAATTGGTGGTCAACCATGTCTTGTGCGGTAGCCCTTACAACTGTGTTATCACTTTGTAGTGTTCGTCCTATCGGGGTTGCCTTTGTAGAAAACAAAGCAAGTTTTGTAAAAGGGTTTATTGTTTTCTTTACCTCTTCACCTTTTGCGCCACCATAACTAGCCACCTGTGCAGCACCTACATTACGCGGACTGCCGTTTTTAACGTGATCAAGTATCGCCTCAGTTACTTGGTCTCTATCCTGTTTGGTAAGCTTACCAATACCAGCACCTAACAAACCATCAGCAATAGCACCAACGCCGATATTGAGCATAGACTCGTCAAGTGTTCTAGTGTATTGCGTGCTATGTAACGCTGATTCCTGAATGGCTGTAGCGGTAGCACCAACAGCGGCAGACTGTAAAGCAATCTTACCTATACTGGCTTGACCGTAACCAGGAGCCATCATTAAAGCTAAGTTTATAGGGTCGGCAATACCAGCCGCAACACTGGCAGCAATACCTAAGCCACCACCGTTGTTTAATATCTTTTGATTTCTTAACTCTTTATTGATATTTGCCTTTATTACTGCTGTTGTTTGTGGGTTGAAAGAATCAACAAAACTATCAGCATACATTTCATAACCTTCAATGTCGCTTTTTCCGTTCTCACTTTTATTATATGGAGAATAACCCTCAACATCTGCCACTTTTGGCAATGGTATTGAGGCAATATAAGCAGATAATGAGTTGGTTTCCTCAAAAGCTGCTGTCCATACCTCAAGTGTTGAAGGGTCTAGGTCTGCAACTTCCTCATTGCGCTTTGTGTACTTGTCAAAAGATTCCTTTTCTTCTGTCGCGTACTGATATTGATCTTGTAAATAAGTGCGTTGGTAGTTTGGTTTCGATACCGTTTCACCGGCATTTAATACGGCAACGTCTTCAACGGGCGTAGACTCTGTTTTTTGATCGCCTATAAATATTTTCAAAGTCCTAATTCCTCTTTAAAGTCCTGCATAAGCGGGTTTTCTTTAAATCTTTTTTCTTGCGCGGTTCTAAGTCTTTTCTTTAAATCCTTTTTGTACTCTGACTTTTCACGCTCTTTTAATATTTGTTCGTCTCTTGCTTTTTGCTTTGCTTCTCGCTCTTTTACTTGTTGAACCTGTATTGCTTGTGGGTCATATTTAAACCGCTCAAGCATTTCGATATTGCCGTCACCCAAGTCTTTATAAGCCATATACGTTAGTGGTGCGCCTGTCATAACTTCGTTCTCAGTTAATTGGTCTGATTGAATTATAACATCTTCGCCCAATTGTTTTGTTATTTGCTTTCTTACTAGCTCACTAGGCTGCTGTGGCATATAAGGTAACAGTTGATTGCTGCCGTTTATGTCAGTAGGTACATATTTACCCTTGATAGAATTAAAAGCCATTTTCCTAGCTACATCTAAGTTAAAACCAGTTTTGGCAAGGTTAGCGTCAGTTAATGCTGTAAATTCTGCACTCATAAAAATAGGCATGTCAGGTGTGTCACCCTCAAATTCATACCAACTTTTTCCGTAAGATTCTGTAAATAATTCTCCTAAAGCGTTTGCGCTATCTTCTATATTTTCAGCACCCGTAAACATAGCTTTTTTAGTTTCTATTTGTGCAGGGGATAAAGACTCATTAAGCGCTAAAGTTTCTAACGCTTCGGCTGGTCGCAATCCTAATTCCATGTAAGCTGCTACTTGCTTAACTCTTTCAGCCTTAACATTCATCATGGCAACTGGATTAGTTTCATTTAACAAGCTGTACTGTAAAGCCGCACTTGTTAAGTTATCGCCACCGGTAATATTAGCCATGTTAAAAGCATTGTTAACCGCTGGGGGTAATACGTTATACTTTTGCACTATTTGTTGTGAAGCTTGCCAAGGGGTAGAGTTTTGCGCTAAAGCCGTGAACTCATCATCTACCGCCGCCATGTGTGATTTATTTTTAGGGTCAATATACCCCGCTTGTATTTCAAACTTAGCTTTTTGTGTCTGTTGTAATCTTGCTTTATTTGCGGCAAGTTGTTTAGTGAATCCAATGTATTGAGGATTGGTTAACGCGCCGCTATCCCTATCCTTTTTAAACTGTTCTTCTGTATAGTTAATAGAGCCGCTATCTAAATCGACTTTTATGTCTGCTGCTGCGTTGGCTATCTGTGCTTTTTCAGCTATTACAAAGTCTTGCTTGCCTTGCTGCAGCGCTGCTTCAAGTTTTGTTGCTTCTGAATTTCTTTGCTCAGTAGTTAAAGCTGATTTCTGCTCAGGGTCACGCAACATTTCAATACTTTGTTCAATTCCCGCCCAGCTTTCAGGCGAATCTTTTTGTAATATCAAAGAGTCGTAAGCGGTCAACTCTTTATTCTCATTTATTAATTTCTTAGCTTCTGCTCTTGCTTGTGGGTTTTTAATATCACCCGCCAATACAAGCGCAACATCAAATTCCTCATTACCTAAAGCGTTGTTAATGTCGTTACTTAAAGTTTGTTCATTATATTCTCGCTGGTCTGCTTCTGCATTAGCTGTTAGCTTTTCTGTTTGCACATCAATAAGAGCGAGTTTGTCTTCTAACCATTCGCTTCGTGCTTGGTTGTTACTAATCTTCTCAGACTCAGCCATGACTTTTTTTGTCATTTCTTGCTGATAAATTTGTGCCTTAACTTCAAAAGCGGGTATGTCAACCCTATCAACTGATTGTTCAACACCGTTGATTATTTCTTTATCAGTGCGTCTAACTTCTATCCCTTCGGGAATGTCTGAGGCGCTGTATGACGGATTACTTAGGAAGGTATCCATTTCAGCTTGTGAACGTAACATTGACAAGTTAACCTGCCTTGTTTGCTCTCTGGTGCGCTCCTGCTCTATCTTATCAACAGCGCCACCAATGGCTTGACCTATCTGCGAAAAGCTTTGTGCTTTTTGTGATTCATAGGCGGCAACGCTTGGCATCATAGCCAAACCCCTTACCCCTGTTTTAACTGCGCCTGGTAATTTCATTTAGGGAACCTTTGGCGCAGGTGCGCTACTAAATAAGCCGCTACTAGCAATTTGACTAGCACCAGAAAATAAGCTTGATATTGCTTGATTTTGAAGTTGCTTAACTTGTAATTGCCCACCCATTCTAGCGGCTTTTACTTGTTGCGCCCCTGATTTTTTAAGCCAAGCGAGTTGTGCTGCGTTCTCTTTCTTGGTGTCGGCAATCGCTAAACCTCTCGAGCCTGTGGATTGTACGCCACTAGCCGCACTCATAGCGCCCATTAAGGACTCGCTGTCAGTTATACCTACTTCAAGCCTACGCTCTTCTTCTGCGTTGGTTTCCTTCATAGACTTTATGTTCATAGCGTTAATGCGCTTTTGTTTTTTAGCTGCGCTTCTTGCGCTAGCAAAGCCGAATAAAGAGCCTCCTCCGCTAATGATTTCACCCCACATAATAAACCCCTTAAAGTGTGTTTTGAGTCATTTTACCAAACAACCCTGTAATTGTTAGTTTATACGGCAATGA